CCGGTGCGCGCTTCCTGCGACCGGACGCGGATCGAAAGCTCGGCGACGTCCATTATCTGCGTCTCTCCGCCATCTGCTTGAACAGGTCAGGCGTCAGGGCCTGTTTCTCGGCCTCGACGGGCTTCGCGTGGTGGCGAAGATAGGCGTCATCCATCGCGCGGATGCACACGGCGAACAGGTCCGCCTCCTGCGCGTCCACCGGCCACGCGCGGATCGCGCTGTCCGGGATCGGCGCCCCCATGAAGCGCCGTTCGGTGGACAGGGACCAGAAGGCTTCAAGCCAGCTTTCCAGCCCCGGCAGCAGGTCGGGCGGCCACAGGTTGTCAGGCGGTTCGCGCCCGCGTTCCAGATGGCTTGCGCGGGCTTCTGCGGCGGTCGCACCATTGGCAAGGTGCCAGGTGACCGCCGCCGTCAGTTTCCCGTTGCGGCCTCGCCAGCATCGGCCCGCGTCGCGTCCACCGCCGCCACGGCTTCCATGATCACCGCGGTCAGCGGCTCCATGTCGTCCTCGTGGCACATCTCGCGCAGGCGTTCGATGGTGACCGGCTTGCCGTTGTCGACCAGCCCCTCGACGTCGACCAGCGCCCATTCGGTGATCATCTCGCGCAGGACGCGCGCGACGGCGGCGGGCTTCAGCTGGCCGTCCTTGTGCCGATCCTGCCGCGGGACCATGCGCTGCTTGCGGTCGAAGCGCGTCCGGGCCTCCTGGCTGGACATACCGCGCACCTTCACGCGCATGTCGCCCAGCTCGGGCACTTCCGACCCGTCGACCCAGCGGCCTTCCTCGATGGCGGTGCTGTCCCGCTTGAAGCTCGCCAGTTCCATCAGACCCCCGCGACCGGCGCGACTTCGACGATGTTGGAGTCGATGCCCAGCGTCACCGCCCGCATGCGGATGCTGTCGGCCTCGCCGTTCACGAAGCGCGCCGACACGACCTTCGCCACGAAGAAGTGCGTCGTCCCGGTCCCGGTGGCGTTCGGCTTGTCATCGTACACGACGCGGAAGGCATAGGCGTTCCGGGTCCGCTCGGCCGCCACGACCGCGGTCATGCCCGCGTCGCCGGTGATGATGGCGAAACGGTTTTCCATGTCGCCCGCGTCGCGCGTGCCCTTCTGCTTGACCACCCGGCCGCGGTTGATCAGCGGCGTCGAGATGATGTTCGCGGCGTCGCCGTACTCGCCCGCCTGTTCCCATCCGTCGATCTCGACCCAGGTCTGCGACGCGAAGTCGCTCGCCACCATGTCGCCGATCTCGGCCGGCAGCACGCCGCCGATGCTGATTTTCGCCCCTGCAACGGGGAAAAGGTCGCTCATCTGTGCCTCCTATGCACCGTTGACGCGGACGAAGGCCGTCCACGGGATAGTCACGGGGATCTGAACCCAGCCGGGCTCTTGCAGGGGCGCGGACGCCCAGGGCGTGCGGTCGATTCGCACGGATTGGTCGTTTCGGTCGATGCGGGTGCCGCGCGGGAAGCGCGCGATGACCCGCCCGGCAAGTCCCATCGGCCCGATGATGCCGTCGCCGCGCGGCCAGAACACCGACACCTGCATGATGCCGTCGTGCCTGTCGTGCGTGGTGATCGTGGCGACGGACGTCGGGGCCGGGAACAGGCTCACCGCCAGATAGGCCGTGGCGCCGGGTGTGAAGTCGACGCCGGGCCATGCGACCGGCACGTCAAGGTCGGCGTCCTGCAGGTGCGACAGCAGCGCATCCGTGATTGCCGCGTCGACGCCTTCAATCACCCGATGCGCTCCTGTAGGGCGCGGCTCTGCGCCGCAACGATCTGCTGCCACTGCGCGGCGGCTTGGCCTGCGAAGCGACGCCCGGCGCGCCCGCGGGTGCCGTACTCGACGTATCGAGCGTAGCTGGCCGTCCAGCCGCCTTCGATGGTGTCCCCCAGCGTCGCGCCTGCGATGGCGACGACGTAGCTGTCGGGGCCTGACATGGCGGTCGACCCGTTCAGCCCGGCCACGAGCGAGTTGCGCAGGAAGCCCGTGTCGACCGGCATGGCGCCGCCCTGCGCGACCGGCGTCTGCGCGATGCTGAACACCTCCTGCGCCGACGCCTTGAACACCGCCTCGACCCGCTGCTTCGTCTTCGCGACGAAGGCGGTGACCTGCGCTTCAAACGACTGCGCCATCAGGTCACGCCAGCGAAGTAGTCGACCTTGAATTCCATGTAGCAGCGGCACTGGATCGTCTCCGACCCCGGCGCGCCGTGCGATGTGTCGCCCGGGTGCGCCATGCGGAACCCGGTCGGCGTGGTGAACAGCCCGTCGATCCGCGCCTTCTGCCCGTTCATCGCCTGATGCGTGTCCCGCGTCCGCCCGTCGCCCGTCGCGCGCCACACCTTCGTCACCTGGTCTGCCCGGATGGCCCCCGTGTCGATCAGCTGCCGCATCGCTTCCTCGCGCGCCGCCGACAGGCTCGTCAGCGTTTCCGTGCGGGCGATCACATCGCCGCGGTAGGCCAGCAGCCGGTCCGAATACCGCGCGGCGATCCGGTCGATGTCGGCCTGTGCGACCGGGCGCCCGTCGCGCATCGCGCGGCGCACGATCCCATCGAAGCGGCGGTCCCGCCGCGCTCGGGTCAGGTAGTTCGCCATCAGGTCCGGGTCGGCCAGTTCCGCCCGTGCCGCCGCCACATACCCGGCCTGCCCGCGGGTCAGCCCGACGATGCCCCCGGTCCTGCGCTTGGACGCCCGGTCGATCCGGCCGATGACCTCTAGCGCCGTGCCCCGCGGGTTGCGCCCGGCTTCAAGCCCGGCCTGCAATGTCTCGCGCACGGCCTCACGCTGCTCTTGGACGATCTCCGTGATCAGCGCCGACGAATGGTCTGTCAGCCAGCGTTCGGCCCGCGGGTTGCGGCCGTCGAAGCGAACGGTCAGTCGGCCGCCGGAAAAGGGTTCGCTATCGCCGGGAGCGCCAGAAGCGCGTCCCTCCCGCCGGTCAGGTAGGCCGCCCGCAGCGCGTCATCCAAGGGCGCGAAGAACGCAGGGTCGATGCCCAGCGCGTCCACGGCCGCGCGCACGTCGCCGCGTTCCAGGTGCCCGACGATCAGCGCCATCTGCGCCGATGACGTCAGATCGTTGACGGCCGCGATGAACGCCTCACGGATGCGGGGCTCCATCGCGTCGATCTGCGCCTGGATGCGGGCCGGGATGCGCGCCATCGTCAGACCTCCACCTGCACTTCGAACATGACGTCGACCCCCGCAGGCGAAAGCGGCATGACCGCCGCGATCTGGTGCGCGACACCGCCTAGCACGATCCGGTCTCCCTGTTCAGGGCGGGCGCCGTTCGCGTCAACGTAGATGACCCGCGCCAGCGTCCGGGTCAGCGCACCGGGGCGCAGGCGATCCTTGATGCCCAGGTCAACCGCCCGGATCGTCAACTCGCCGTCGCTTGCGACCGCCCGCGGGTTCCACGGCTCACCGGCCGGGTTGGCCCGGCGCACCAGCGTTGCCGTCTGGCCGAAGTTGGCGATCAGGCGCGCGGCCGTCGCGCGGGCGTTGGCGTAGTCGAAGGTCATGCGCGGCGCCCTGCCAATGTCGCGCGGCCCGGAATGGATCGCGTGGCCGTGATCGTCGCCCGGGGGCCGATCTGCGACCGGACCGCCAAGGCCGGGCGGCGGGCTTCCATGTCGATCACCCGGACGACGGCGGCTGTCATGTCGGCTTCAAGCGTGGCGTCGTCCAGCGTCGCCCCTAGGTCGCCCAGCACCACAACGCTGCCGTCGGCGAGCACGGCAACCGCGCCAAGGTCGGCCGCTAGGTCAGCGCCGATGCCCGTCGTGATCGTGCCCGTGGCCAGCGCATCGGCCAGCCCCTGCGCCGCGTCCAGCGTCACCGCCACAGCCGCCTGCGACGCGACCGCGGCACCCGCCAGCGTGACCGCCGACGCGCCCTGCACGGCGACCACAGCCGCCGACACCGACGTCACCGCGGCGAGCGTGGGTGATGCGTTGCCCGTCACCGCGACGACTGCGGCAGATGCCCCGGTCGCCGCCGCCAGCGTGGCGGTAATGTTCGCCGTGATGCCCGCCGCCCCGACCGTTGCATCTGCGGCGAGCGTCGCAGCGCCAAGGGTCGCGGTCAGGTCGGCCGTGATCGTCGCAGGTGCCGCGCCGAAGAACTCGGCCCGCAGGATTTCGCCCGCAAGGCTTTCACTGTCCCATAGGCCCGAAGACGACGTGACGCCGCGCGGAAGCTCAGCCGATGGGTTGCGCAGGGTCACAGATCACCCGTGAATGATCTTGCCGCCGCCGCGCAGCGTGCCGCTCGACGTGGTGCTGGGCAGGATCATGAACTCCAGGCACGACCCGTTCGGGACCTCGGGCAACTCGGTTTCGGCCCATGCCAGCTTCTGCACAAGGTTTGCCAGCAGCACCGGCGCGTACAGGCGCGGGCGGGTGCAGGTGAACCCGAAGTTGCCCGCCGTGCCTGTGCTGGCCGATAGCTGCACGCTGTTGATGCCGCGAATGTTCCGGGCCTGCTGGGCCGTGGTCCGTAACGCGTCGATGCCAAGTCGGTTGCCGACCCGGATCGTGCCGCCGACCGCGATAGTGTTCAGGTTGCCCGTGCTGCCGTCGTCAAAGGTCACGTTGATCGT